CTATTACTTGGAGCGTTACGGTTTCCTAAGTAGTTTGTTATCGAGGGGCTAGCTATGTCAGTAAAATTTAGTAACAACGCCACTACCGAACTTGCCTCTTCTATCGGCACGTCGGATACGTCCATCACGGTAGTAGACGCTTCTAAGTTTCCGATTCTGACGGCGGGGGATTACACCTACGTCACGTTGGACACTGACACCGCCAGTCCTACCCGTGAGATCGTTAAGGTTACTGCCATTTCTGGCAATGTTTTAACGGTTGCTCGCGGTCAGGATGGCACTAGCCCGGCTTCCTTTGCTGCCGGTACCAAGGTGGAGCTGCGCCTTACGGCAGCTCTGTTGAACGACGTTGCTGGCGCTAACCCGTCTGGTGAGCCTATCGGCTTTCCAGACAAGTCTCAGACGACTATTACCTTTGATAGCGGGATTCGAACGTTCTCTATCACCCCGACAGGAGCGTCGTTCGACGTTTACTGTAAGGGTGTTAAGTACACGTACACGACCGTCCAGCTGGTAACTATTCCCAACACCACTGGTCTGCACTTCATCTACTTCAATGCGTCGGGCGTTCTCTCGACGCAGATGAGCTACTTTACGTGGGAGGAGCATGCTCCCACCGCGTATGTGTACTGGAACGCGACTACTCAACAGGCCATCTATTTCGGCGATGAGCGCCACGGGATTACGCTTGATTGGCAGACCCATGAGTACCTTCATCGCACTCGTGGTGCTGCTATTGCCAACGGGTTTGCCGCAAGTGGGTATACCACTACAGGTCTAGGAGCGACCGATGCGGATGCACAGATTGATATCGGCGGCGGCACGTTTTTCGATGAGGACATGCAAGTCGATATCATTTCGACTAATACGCCTGTCGCAGGTACGTGGCAGCAGGATCTGTCTGGCCCTGCTCGCATTCCTGTTCTCTATCTTAGTGGCTCTGCTTGGGTAATAGACGCGCCGACGAACTTTCCGTTCAAGGTCGTCTCAAGCGTACCGCAGTACAACTTGTACAGCGGCGGCTCGTGGTCAACCGCTAGCGTTACCAATAACAGTTACTTCGTCTCGTGGATTCTTGCTACTAACAACCTGACGTATCCCGTCATCTCGATTATTAGCCAGGCTCCGACGAACCAATTGTCGGTCGCTGAGGCGATGACCTTTGAGGGGCTTAACCTCAACGGCTTCCCGTCAGTTGAGTTCCGTCCGTTGTACAAGGTCATCTACCAGTACAAGGAAGGTTTTGCGAACAGCGTTAAGTCGAGCACGATCGCTGTCTACGACCTTCGCAGCATCTCGTCTGCTGGTGTGGCAGCGGCTCTCGTCCAAGACCACGGCAACTTGTCGGGGCTAACTGACGACGATCACCCGCAGTACGTTCATACATCCGAAGTACGTACGCCGTCTGCTGCTGTTAAGAACAGTTTCTTCCCGTCCCAGGTTGGCCAGACTGGTAAGTACCTCTCAACTGACGGTACTAACACAGTGTGGGAACCGGCTCCGTCTGGTTCGCTCAGTTTCACCGGTGATGTAACGGGAAGTGGTAGCACCGGTTCGTCCGTGGCTATGACCCTGGCCGCTAGCGGCGTCGTCGCCGGTCAGTACACCAAGGTCACTGTCGATAGTAAGGGTCGGGTAACTGCTGGCACGGGCGTCACAAGCGCCGATGTCACATCCGCTCTGGGCTACACGCCATACAACGCGACCAACCCTGCCGGTTACACGACTAACGTCGGCACTGTTACCTCTGTCAGCGGAACCGGAACGGTCAGCGGTCTTACCCTGACCGGCTCTGTCACAAGCAGCGGCAGTCTGACCCGACCGCGCTCGGCTTCACGCCTTACAACGCGACCAACCCCAGCGGGTACATCACCGGCATTACGTCCGGGATGGTCACATCCGCTCTGGGCTACACGCCGTACAACAGCAGCAACCCTAGCGGCTATACGAACAACACCGGCACGGTGACTTCCGTGTCTGGCACGGGAACGGTTTCCGGCTTGACCTTGACTGGCACTGTGACCGGCAGCGGCTCGCTCACGCTTGGCGGAACACTTTCTTTGACCTCTGGTCAAGTGACGTCCGCGCTTGGGTACACACCGCTCGCTCTGACCGGCCTTGCTGGCCAGACATCTGCTGCTACAGGAAGTGTGGCTGGCGGTGGGGGTCGCTGGCTGCGTATCGCAACACTTGGAGGAAATTGGTTCTATGGGCGAGTCAAAATTTGGGATGGCTCGTCCTCTGGGCCTCATCAATCCAAGGAGTTCACGGTTTCCGGAGCGTTTAACGACAGGTCAAAAGTCTCTTTCGTTTTGCTTTCTGGCGGCTCGTACAACTACGTTGGCGTTTCCAAGGTTCGATATCTTTCTGCATCGACCTACGATCCTCAATATCTTGAGGTTTATATCGACGGCGCAGGATCTGATAGCACTTGGACTGTGGCTATTTTTGAGCCGCGAAATGCGTCTGCAGTAGGGTTTAGTACTGGATCCGTTCCAAGCGGATACACATCTGTCGAATGGGATTGTAATGGCGCATTTGCAGCAGGGTCTGCTGCTGGCGGATTCCGTGTTGGTTACGACAACTCAGCATTTGTAAACGGGAATACAGTCCTCCACGCCGGTAACTACAACGACTACGCTCCATCAAGAACCGGAGGCAGCGCATCCGGCACTTGGGGCATTCGCATCACCGGCTTTGCAAACCAAGGCACCGCTCGCCTTTACTCGACTGACGCCGCGTATAACTACGACTCTGGTGCCCCGTACTACGGCTATCTTACTTATGACGGATCACGCTGGCTGTTCCAAGTTAGCCCCGGAACTCCAGCGGCTGTTCGAGTTGCGTATGCAGACGCAGCAGGCTCCGCGACTGACAGTACCAAGCTGCCGTTGAGCGGCGGGACGCTGACTGGCGGGCTAAATGTTGGGACTGCAATTGGTTCGCGTGCAACATCTCTTAGTGTTTCTGGGTCAACAAACTCAAGCGCGATCGCAGCAAAAAGTAGTGATTACGCAACCGTTTTTGGCGTTCTTCCTCATTCTGGTTCGTACACATATTTTTCAACTGGCGTTTATTACCAAAGCGGCAGTTGGGTGCATGCAAGCTCGAACGATAACAGCGCTCTATTTTCAATCAGTGGCAATTTAGGCGCACAGTGGTGGGCGTCTAGTAACTCTTCTGCATCGTGGAACCTTGCCAGTGGAGCATCACTTTGGAATGTCTCTGGCACATGGATTGGCGCTCTCAATGCCGCTTCTGGCGCCCAAGTTAATGGAAGCAATATTTGGCACGCAGGCAACTTTACCCCCGGAAACTATTTGGCATTGAGCGGAGGAACGCTGTCAGGCGCAATCCGCGCACCGCAGATCACTGCAGGCGGCTCGACGAATACCGACGCTAACCTTGGCGTGCAAGGCACTTCGCATTTAACTGGGCAGATTTACTACGGCGGCACGGTTGGTAACGTCAACTCGTGGTCGTCAACTTCAACCTCTGTAAGCGGGACGCACACTTTCAGCGGCAGCCGGTTCATTTTTGACCGGTACGGCTATGGCTCGCAGCCGCTGATTGATATGCAGTCTAGTTCGATTACTTTCGGGCAGCCTGCGTACGCCGGAAGCGGCATCACGGTAAACAATGCGTCTGCCGATGGGCGCGGTATCAACCTGTATAGCGGGTCACCAACCTCGCCGGACTATGGGCTGTTCTTCGCGCAGACTGGCAATTTCAGCACGTACGGTTCTGTATCTGGCGATTGGGCCACTTACTTCACAATGAACAATGATCCGGCTCGCGGCTGGATCTTCCGTAACGTAGGTGCTGGAAACGTCGCTGCGATCAATGCTCGCGGAGACATGACGCTCAAGTCTCACCTTGAGCTTGGCAACAATCTTGGATATCCGAACGTAGAGTGGAACACTGCCAGCAGCTCAAGCGGCATGGTTATTTTCTACCTGCCGGGAACCACTGGGAACTACGGCATGGTTCACATGGTGTTTGATATCTACGAGTACGACTCGCCGCGTGTCGCTACAGTCATAGTTGGTGGCCATAATTGGTCTACTAGCTGGTATAACATCGGGTGTAATGTCGTTGGCTACACGGACAAGCAGGTTCGTGTTGGCGTTAAAAATGGGCGGTTCTGTGTTGTATTTGGCACATCCGGCTCAGGGTGGTCTTATGGAACCGTCATTCTCAGAAAGGTTCATAACGGCGGCTTCTACAACAATAACATGAACATGACTGGTGACTGGGAAACTGCCCAGACCACCACAGAGTCATTCACGTATGTAAGCGGAGATCTTCGCGGCTTGCGCACTCCGTCAACCATGCAGGTTGATGGAATTTTGTATGGCTATAACAGCATTCGATCTAATATCTTCTATGACAATGACAACACCAGTTATTACATAGATGGCGCAAGCACGTCTCGATTAAACGAGCTGCAGTCCGACCGCACCTACGGATTCACGGACATCCGCTCGCCAATTTTCTATGACTACAACAACACGGGCTACTACTGCGACCCTGCAAGCTCGTCTCGCCTCAGCACAATTTACTGCGGCGACGTATATAACGACCTAGGTGGATGGTTCCGAAACTACGGCGCAACTGGCATTTACAACCAGTCATACGGCAACCATTTTTATTCTGACTCGGCAAACTACTGGAACGTAGGAATAGGCGGTCAGACCTCGGGTGGAATCAGGTTTAGAGACAATCACGCTGGCACGGTTCGCGGCTATGTTTATGTAGATAACGGAGACAATATTGGCTTTCTAAATAGCAGCGGAAGCTGGAAAGCTAGGGTTGTAGGGGGCGATTACTTCTTGGCTGAAGGCTCCTCTATTAGAGGTCAGATCTATTACGACAGCAACGACACCAGCTATTACTGCAACCCTAACGATTGGTCACTTCTCTGGGGGTTAAGAACCTACTACATACAAAACAATTATGATGTAGGTACCGATCATCCATTCGGACTATTTTTTGCTAATGGTGGAAGCACCGCCTACGCCATATACCGCGAAAGCGGTGCTTGGACTTATCCGTACCCTGACCTTCGCATCGCCTTTCATACGGGTATTAAGCTTGGTGCAAACTCCAGCTATAACGGCATTCGTTTCTATGACGACTACACCATGGTCAATCAGGTCATGTCTGTCAACAACGGTTCTGACCCTCTTGGTGGCGGCAACGTATACGTAAACAGCGCATTGCAGGCTGGCGGCTCTCTCCGTGCCCCAATCTTCTACGATGCTAACAACACCGGGTATTACATTGACCCTGCGGCAAGTACGGCGATACGCACTGTTGGCTCTTGGAGGGCTGACTCTGCGGATTGGGACGGCGAGTTCAGCGGCAAGATTCAATACCATAGTAGTATTTGGTATTTCCAAGCAGCGACTGGCTGGCAGTTTAGAAACAGTGCTGGTTCGCAAATGATGTTTTGCGATAATGGTGGAAATGTCACATTTAATGGTAACGTCACCGCATACTCAGACCGTCGCTTGAAAGACAATGTTAGAGACCTAACAGGCGCAAAGGCCTATCTAAACAAGATTTCTGCAAAGCGATTTACGTGGAAAGACGATGGTTATGAGGACATCGGCTTCATAGCGCAGGATGTTGAGGCCGCCGGTCTGACCGAGTTTGTTCTAGAAACTGCCGACTATGATCCAAATACGGAAACTACAGGCGACCCAGTTAAATCCCTTGACTATGGCCGCATGGTTTCCGTCCTTTGGCAGGTAGTCAAAGAGCAGGAATTACAAATCTCGTCCATGTTGGATGAGATAAAATCTCTGAAGGAGAGACTACATTGAGCATGACATATACGTGGAAAGTGACTGGCATTAAGGTGCGTGACGAAGTTAACGCCAATGGCGAAACCCTTCCGAAGGCTGTGTGCCAGACCTACTGGAGCAAGACTGGCGTCGATGCAAGCGGCAACGAGGGCGAGTTTATGGGCGCTACGCCATTCACTGCGGAAAATGTTCCTGCTGATCAGTTCGTGCCGTTTGATCAGTTGACAGAGGAGATCGTACTTGGCTGGATCAAAGCGGTCGTTGTCGGCAGTTACGAAGAGCATGTGAACGGAATGATTGCCAAGAAGATCGCAAGCAAGGAAGTCACCGAGCAGTCTATGCCTTGGGCGCCTGCCCCTGTGGCTCCGGCAACGCCTGCCGCTGAGTAATAATGGCTCTCGTAACGTCAGGTTCTATAAGCATTGGAGGCTCGACCTCTGGTCGCTCCATTAACTTGGAACTTGGCAGATCTGCTACTGCTACGTCCAGCCTTGGAGAGTCTGCATTGCGAACTCTTGCAGGCGTATCAAGCGGCGCGATAAGCCTGTCTAGTTTCTACGGAAAGTCGTCTCTTAGCGTCAGCTATCCGGGCAACGTAAGTTCGTCATTCTCAGGATATGACTACTGCGGATACGTTGATGGCCAAGTAGGGGCACCGACAATATCCGGCGGAACTGGCTCATACAGTTACTCTTGGGCAAGAATATCTGGATCAACGGCGATCGAGATCAGCTCAAGCACCGTACAGAGACCGGTGTTTTTTGTCTCTTCACTGTGCAACGATACGGCCATAGCAACATGGCGAGTTACGGTAACTTCTGGCAGCGCCACTGCTACCGCTGACGTTCAGGTTGCTTTGAGTTACTTCTCTTTGTCGTGATGGTTTTGCTCATAGTGAGCAAGTTTGATTTAACAGGAGGTAGTTATGAATACGTTGAAGTTTGAAGTTTCGATGGAAGAAGCCAATCTGTTGATCGCGGCCCTTGCCAAGCAGCCTTTCGAGACTGTGGCTGGCCTGATCCAGAAGCTCCAGGGGCAGGCCCAGCAGCAGATGGCCCCTCCCGCGCCGGGCGGCGAGATTCCAAAGGCTGAGTAACCGGTAGGGGGGCGTTTTGCCCCCCTTCACCCCTGGGGGATTGATGCCCCGATAGGGCGTGGTAATATACGGCTAGGAAAATCTTGCCTGGGCGGACGGCCCGTTAGGTACATTTATAGTATGGTCAAGGCTCGTAGACATGCTACTACCAAACCCCAGCTCACAGGCTTACCGTCCCATGTCGTCGGATAACGGGCACTATAATGAAGACCGGTACTGGGAGTTGGCTACAAGGCTGCTAGCTCACGAGGCTATGTGCGAAGAGCGGTCTAAAAACGTTTCAGACCGACTAGACAAGATTGAAGACGGGATTAAAAACATCAATCAATGGGGACTCGTTATCGGGTTCACATTAGTCTGTAGCATGGCGGGGCTTCTCGTTACCTTGCTACTCAAGTGAGGTACGCATGGTCTACTTCAAACGGGACCGGTTCAGCGGAATCGCACCGGGCGTATCTGCTAGGCTTCTAGCCGATCAATTTGGGCAGATTGCCGAGAATATCGACTTCGAATCGGGGCGACTGACCCCTACCACTGACGACGCGTCAGTGTTCACCCTTCAGAACAGCATTCGCCGGTCGATCTATTACTACCGGGACACCAACTGGCTTGAGTGGAATCAGGACGGCGTAAAGGCCGTACCCGGTCCTATCCCCGGCGACACTCTTGCCCGGCTGTACTTTAGTGGCGTGGACTACCCCCGGATGGGTACGGTCGGCACCATCGTAGCCGGGACCGCTGGGTATCCGGCTAATAGCTACCGTTTGGGGGTGCCTGCCCCCGCGTCGGCTCCGCTGACCAATAAGACCGGCACTCCTGACACTACACAGACCCCAGACGACGTGTCATATGTGTACACATTCGTCACGGCGTTCGGTGAGGAAGGCCCTCCTAGCCCCGCTACGGCGGCCCTAGAGCGTACGGACACCGAGACCGTAACGCTGACTATGCCCTCCGGTGACCATCCGAGCGGTAACTACAACTTCGGAGCTGGGGCTCTTAAGCGTATCTACCGTTCGAACACAGGTTCGACCAATACGACGTTCCAGTTCCTGGCTCAGGTGCCGTTTGCAACGACCACCTATGCCGATACAACTCCCTCGGCTGGCTTGGGTGAAGTCCTGCCGAGCGAAACTTGGATCGGCCCACCGGACGATAATACCAGCCTCTACCCAGATGGCCCTATGAAGGGTCTGATAGCCGTGGCCAACGGTGTGTTTGCAGGGTTTACCGGCAAACGGTTTTGTCTCAGTGAACCGTTTTTACCGCACGCTTGGCCGATCGACTATCGAATTACGCTGGAAGAAGACATCGTAGCCATCGGAGCGGTTGGCAACGGCGTGGTGGCCATGACCAACGGCACCCCGTACTTCATCACTGGCACCGATCCTAGCGCCATGACGTCGATCCGTATCGACATGCCACAAGCGTGCATCAACGTAAACAGCGTGGTGGACATGGGGTCTTACCTGCTTTACGCAGGGCCGGACGGTCTGTGTGCCGTTAGCGGTGGCGATGGGCGCGTGGTTACCGAAGGGATGATCTCGTCCAAGCAGTGGAACACGGACTACTCTCCGACCACGTTCCGAGCGTTCCGGCACGAGAACACTTATGTGGCGTTCTGGTCGGTTGGCGGCGTGCACAAAGGCTTTGTCTTTGACCCGCGTTCTGAAGAAGCGGCTATTTCGACCCTGACTACTGCGGCCGAAGTACGTGGCGGATACATGAATCCGAAGGATGGTGAGTTGTACCTCATCGTTGGGAATCAGATTAAGAAGTACCGTGGCGGCACTACCAAGCGCACTATTACCTGGAAGTCGAAACAGGTAGTTATGCCAAAGCCGGTCAGTATGAGCTGGGTGTCTGTGAACGCTCAGGCCTACCCGGTATCGGTTAAAGTTTGGGCTGACGGGGTGCTGATTGCTGAGTACAGTTTGGCGTACGCCAGTGGCGTATACACCCAGACGGTGACTGTGCCAGCCGGGGCTACAACTGGTACTTTGCGCGAGCCAATTATGCGTTTGCCGCCCAAGGTTGCCCAGGTATGGGAAGTCCAAGTATCTGGTGCGGTTGAGATTGATGAGGTCTGCCTTGCCCAAAGCATGGATGAGATTTCTGCCACATGAGTACTGCACGAACGAGTAATCCGACTACAGTACCTGGTATTTCTAGACCGCCTGCGGATGTATCCCCGGCGCTTCGTAAGTACCTCGAGAGTCTGTCTGAAGCGATAGAAATTCGTCTTGGTCGTCGTGGTGATCCGCGTGACCGCGCGATTACGCTTCGCGAGTTGATTGATTCTGGTTTAGCTAGTGAGTTATCTAGTAGCCCGTTTAACCCGAATGGCGGTGGTAACCCTACGTTCCAACCGCCGTACGATGGTACGGTTCCGCCAACTCCGACTGGGTTTACGGCTAATGGTGGCTACGCCATTGTTACGTTGTTTTGGGACTATCCGAAGTATGGCCCTCACGCCCACACAGAAATCTGGCGTAACAGCGCGAACGTTATTGGCGACGCTCAGCTAGTAGGTATTAGCTCAGGCCTGTCGTTTGTTGACCCAGTTGGCGAAGGCGCGTCGTTCTATTACTGGATCCGCCACGTTTCAACGTCTGAGGTCTACAGTCAGTTTAACTCTGCAAACGGCACGCTAGCCCAAACAGCTTTAAACGTTACCTTGCTGTTGGCTACGTTGAACGGTGCTATTACTGAGTCTCAGTTAACTCAGACGCTTGGGTCGCGAATTAATCTGATAGATGCTAGTGCTAGCACGGTTAATTCTGTTGCTTACCGGATAGCTCAAGAAGCGACGGCTCGTGCTCAAGCAATTTCGGCTGAAGCATCTAACCGCCAGGCTGCAATTAATACAGCTGTGGGGGTGCTGCAGGCGCAGATTAACGATCTTTCTGCTATCGCTGAATACAACAACTCTACAGCTTACGTTACTGGAGAGTTGGTAACTTACAGCGGATTCCTGTACAAAGCTAAAAGTGCCACTACTGGTAATCTGCCGACTAATACTACCTATTGGGAACTGTTAGGCGAGTACAGCAGCCTTGCTGATATCGTTGATCAGAATGCTGCGTCGATTGTGCAGATCAACACGATCGATGCTACTAGCACTTCTGCTTCTGCTCAGGCCATTGTTGGTATCAAGGCAGAAGTATTTAACTCGAATGGCACGGCGCGTCTTGCGACTGCTACGGCGCTTTCTGGATTAACAAGTGATGTTCGCGCCATCTATGATGGTGCTAACCCAAGTGTTGTTAAAACAGCACAGCAAAACATTACAGCTCTACAGGCACAAGTATTTAATGGGGACGGTTCAGCCCGACTTGCAACTGTTAATGCAGTCAACGGGTTAACACAAAACGTAGAAGCAATTTACAACGGTACGAATCCGAGTCTTATTACTGCGATTCAATCCGATATTACTTCTCTTGAATCGCAAGTATTTAACGGGGATGGCTCAGCGCGCTTAGCTACAGTTAGTACCGTGTCCGGCCTGACCAGTGAAGTTAGAGCTGTATACGACGGCAATAACCCGAGCCTGCTTAAGACGGCGCAAAATCAGATTACAGCGTTGAACTCGGAAGTGTTCAACGTCAACGGTACTAGTAGGCTGGCAACGGGTGCTGCTCTTACTGCACTGACTAACGAAGTTCGTGTTATTTACAATGGCGCGAATCCAAGCTTGGTAAAGACCGTCCAAGAGGACGTGACTTTGCTTGAAGGCGCGGTATTCGATGCCAGTGGCAATGTGAAACTGGCTACCGCTGCTGCTGTTTCGTCACTGCAAACAGAAGTCTGGGGTGATGGTGTTACGCCGAGCGGCGCAACGGCTTCGCGTATTGACACGTTGTCGACGACCCTTAACGACCCTAATACCGGTTTGCAAGCTGTTGCTTCTTCGTTGGCTACAGTACGTAACGAAGTGTTTCCAAATGGCGTGGCGTCTGCTAGCGCTATCGACGCTTTGAACGCGCAGGTGTTTGATGTAAGTGGCAACTTACGGTTAGCCACGGCAAGCGCACTCAGTACTCTTAACACTCAGATTAATGGCGCTGGCGCTATTGCTAGCAAAGTTGATTCGTTTGCTGCAGAGTTGTATATCAATGGAGTTGTTGGCGGCACGCCACGTCTTGCTACTGCGTCTGCGTTGTCGCAGATTAGCTCAGAAGTGTTCCCAAGTGGAACGGCTTCTGCGTCGTCGATTACTCAATTGAGTTCGCGTTTGAATAACGCCGGTGGTGCTGGTGTTAGCCTTGAGTCTGCGTTTAGCACACAAGCTGGTATTAATACTGGTTTGTCTGCTCAGTACACCGTTAAGATTGATAACAATAACTATGTAACTGGGTTTGGTCTTGCCTCTACACCTAGAGACGGCACGCCGTTTTCAGAGTTTACTGTTCGCGCTGATCGGTTTGCTATTGCGTCTCCGAGTGTTCCAGGTGGGCAGAACGTAATTACGCCGTTTGTAGTTACAACTACTACTCAGATTATAAATGGCGTAACTGTTCCGCCTGGCGTTTATATTAGTAACGCCGTTATTGCGAATGGAACAATTACTAGCGCAAAGATTGGCTTTGCCCAAATTGATCATACGAATATTGGCAGCGTCAATGCTGACACTATTACTGTTGGAACATTGACCGCCGCTAGGATTGAACTAGATACAACTGTTCTCGATACGTATTTCGATGCTGCAACCGGTAAGCACCGGTTGTACGTCCCCAATGCCCGTATCGACAACGCGCAGATTAAAAACCTAGCAGTAGATACGCTTAAAATTGCTGGGCAATCTATTACTGTTCCGCAGACATATACTTCTGGCGATGTTCTTGTGTCTAGCGCAATCGTAATGACCAGTGGTGGAGATTCTTACACTTACAACTACGTTGGACCAGGAGCTGGCGACTATACGTATTTTTATGACCCTTGGTACGGGATCAACGACTACTTTTATGTTGGCCCAAACCAGGGTGAGTACACTAGGACTACAACAACATCGAGCCCTACTTTTACTGGCGCAACCACAGTGATGGAGACACCGACGATTACAATCGGTGTTGATACTACCGCGGCTGTGCAGTTTGTGTTTTATGCAACGATGGATGCTGCACACACGTTGGACTGTGGGCAAGAACTATTTATGATGTTGGACAAATACGACGGCAACGGGTATCGGCTTATTGGCGGGCAGCGGGTTGGAACTCGTACTTATAGTGGTGATACAAAAGCCATTCTGCCAATAACGATGACCTACACTGGTACTTCGTTGCAGTACGCCCGTGTTAAAATTGTTTCTGGTACTCGTTTGGTGGATGGTTACCCTGGGCAGGGCAGTAACTCTTCGTACTTAAGAAACATTACCCTGTCTGTTATGGGAGTTAAGAGATGACGATCCTGGTGTTTGAAGCCAGCGGCCGTTGCATAATGGCTATTGATGGCGAGATGTCTGACGAACAGTTAGCAGTTTACAGGGCAGCGGTTCGAATTGGCGGGTATGTGAATCCAGATACTGTTTGGTATGATTTTGACCGTGGTGGAATGGGGTATAGGCGGGAGTTTAATCCTGTTGTATCGGTTAATACGATTAGCAATCTTCCGCCGGGCACAAAAGCTTTTGTAAAAGGCGAATACGTAGAAGTGGACGATGGTAGTTTAGAACTCGAAGTAGATTACCCAGAAACTATTCCGGTGGTCTTGATGCACGTTAGGTTGTTGGACAAGACTGTAATGGTGCCTTGTGAAGCTACGAGTTAAACAAGACTACGCAGAGTTGCGTAGGAATGAATACCCAGAATTACGTGACCAGTTGGACGCTTTATGGAAAGGAGGCGTAGATCTGGAAGCAATGCGGGATAAGGTTCTGCAGGTTAAGCAGAAGTACGCTAAACCAGTTGGGGATGACAATGCACAAAGGTAAAAAATGCGTTCTTAACGCTCCGGTTAAGCCGGTTAAAATGGAAAAAAAGAAGCCGTCTAAGGGCTACTCTGCCCCCAAGAAGAAGGGGTAAAATTACCGTCCATGAGTTGAGGGGGTCGGTATGCCTGCTGCCAAGCGTATTGATGACGGTATTCCAAAAGCGTTTAGCTTGGCCGGGCACAAGATAGAAGTAGTTAACGTTCCAAGCAGTAAGTGGAAGAACGGTAAAAACTGCGTTGGGATGTGGATTCCGGACAAGTATCGGATTGAGCTACACGGCTCTTTAAAAGGCACCAACCGCCAACAGATTTTTCTGCACGAAGCAGTCCACGCTATTCTAGACGTGGCTGGGTATTACGAGCTGTCAGGCGATGAAGCACTGGTAGATCGAGTGTCTCATCTTCTACATCATATGCTCGTGTCTATGGAATAGTTGTTAGTTTCTAGGGTCTAGGTTCCGTAGCCACTGTACGTACCAACTGGCTTTGCTTGCTTCCTGGACAGGATCGTCCTTTTTGCCATGCCGCCACAGGTATGCCATAGCGCTTCCTTTGCAGTAGCCTTGGAACTCTTCTGGAGTTAGGCAAGTGCGAAGTGCGTCGATGCATTCAATGTCGCCCTTGTAATGATCTGGGCTAACAGCGTTGGTTTGTTTGCGTGGCTTTTTAGCCATTGTTTATTCTCTGTTCAATGGGTTGTGAAACAACTAGTACTTCGCTCCAAGCGGCTAAGTGTACTGGTTTGTTGTCGTCAGTTGTACAGTATGAGTACATTCCATCTACCCGATGGAAGTTTAACTCAGTGCCGTCGGATAGTTGGATGCGAGAATTTCTTGGTACGTTGTAGAGTTTCACATTCCACCCCTCGCCCGAATCGCGGCGGCACAATCATTTCCATTGGCATGCATCCACCCATCACACACCTTCGCACACGCCTCCCGCTCGGCAGCGGCAACGAGGGCGGCGAATCGAGACAAATTATCGGTAATGTCTATCTCGGAATCCGCCCAGACGCCACCCAATCCGTCCACCGCTTCATCAGATAACAGGGCTATAAATTCCGCCTCTCGCGCCATGCGGATAATGTCGTCGCGGGTCATGACACCACCCATACAGCACGGCCACCTGTTGGCTCGTACTTACCCGGCCTTAAAAAAATGTACGCCTGACCGGATTCGCCAGCGTTTTGTACGTAGGCCATGACTCGGTCATCGCTTTTGATTTCATGCACCACGGCAAGACACCCGCCGAAACAGTCCATCGACGGATCAATCTGCACGATGTCGCCTATTTGTAATTCGTTCATCGCAGTTGCTCCTGTTCACCTCTCGCCCGGATCGCGGCGGCTACTTGCAAGTGGTCAAGTCCCGCCATCGCTGCGGCACCGCCAGCAATCGCACACGCCTCCCGCTCCTGTGCGGCAACGAGAGCGGCGAAGCGTGTCAGCCCCTCATCAATCATGTGGTGTGTGTGGAAGATGCAGTTCGGTTGATGTTGTCTGGCCTTCTCGTCAACCACGAACCCGGCTTCGTCGGCCAGTCGGATGATGTCGTCGCGGGCCATCCCGGCATTCACCGGGTCTGCCAGCGCGGCGTGGAGGGCGATTACCGCGAGATCGCGCTTGCTTTCCCATTGATGCTCGCTGATTTGCACCAGTTTGTTTGGATCGTCGAGCAACGCCTCCAACGCCTGCTGTGCGGCTTCGCGTAGGGTGGTCATCTTGCTTCTTCCTTCCACAATCTGTAGTCGTACTGCTTAATTCCGCGGTACACCGCCGTTGATAGGTGGTAGTGCGGGACTCCCCACTGCTGAATTAGGTCTTTGTACTTGACGTTCCTGCCATTGGCCTGCCGTTTGCGCTCAAGAAGCACCTTGTACTGGTCAAAGGTCAACGTTGCTTTAGTACCAGGCATTACGGTTCTCGCATCCATTCGTTATGAACTTCGTGACGCAAGCTGGCAACTTCTTGTTCCAGGCGGGCAATCTCTTCCATGTACTGTTTAATTCGTTCACGAAGTTCGTAAATTTCGTTCCAGAGTTTGCCTACGGTGTCTAGTTTTGAATCTAGTTCGCGTTGCCAAGCTCCGGGTGGACTTTCGCGGTCATAAATGAACATTGTGGTGCCTCTGCTTTTGTTGTTGTAAAAACAAATTAGCCGTAAGACAAAGCGGTTTTAAGTTCAGATACTTGGCTTTGCAAAGCCGCTATTTGTAAACGAAGGTCTTGTATTACTTGTTCTTGTGTAGAGATTAGTTGAGCTTGCACTGTGGCTAAAGTGTCTGCTCTGTCGATTGCTTCCCGCAGGACAGCAAGCTTTGCTTTATCTAATAAGGCCTGTTGGTGGCTGTCTAGTACCATGTAACACCTTGTTTTGTATCCAGAGGGATACATTGCTAAAAGGAACTGATTGAGAGATAAAT